CCTTTGCAAAAAATGAGGCTTTTAAATCGTCTATGTTATCAAATATTGTCCTAATGCCGTTAATGCCATTGCTTGACACCAAATCATTATCTTTTACATTAGCATAAGGATAAGTTATGAGATACAGCCAATTGTATTCAAGACGATTTCTATATTCATTATATTTCGGGACAAAAGAATATAGAGTTCTGTCAGGATACATATCAACCATTTCACCCGCTTTTTTATTATTAAGACATTTGTTGACTGTTATCCATTCGTCATTGATTTCAACATTTTCAATATCCATTGCGCATGGATTAATAAAGCCTACCCAACCGCTTTCGTCTTCAACTAAATTTTGATATATAGACTCTTTAAACGACATTACATCATCTACTTGATAAAGATGAAGCATTGTGGAATCATTTATCAGACTTATTCCAGAAATTTTAACTATATTCTCAGTAACTACTGCACCATTTGCGTCACGTAAATAATCTCTTATTGTATTAAAATATTTTTTCTCTCCAGTATTTCCTGAGTAAGGCGTTGATAAGAAATCTATATGATTTACTATCTTAAATTCTTTGTTTCTAAGAATATGATTATTGAAAATATCAACTCCACAATGATATTCTAACGGCCCTATTTTAGGATGCGAATAACTAGTATCTCTAATTACCTCGTTACGCGTTAGCCTTCCGTTTGAAAAAGCATCCTTATTAAATTGTTCCATATAGGAAGTAACATTTTCGCTAATACCACTATAATCAACCCCCTCTTCCCCTATTACTTGACAATCGTCACTTCCTTCTTTGTAGACAATCTCTGTATTAGCATTAAAAAGAATATTACTGCAAACAGGATTAATGGTAAAAATCAAACGATACACCTCTGAGGAATCCTTTTCTCTCAAATATTCTTCATAAGCGTCCATTGTCTGTGAAATTGTATCAACAGGCAAAACGCGTTCGTTGGAAGACAATCCTATATTTAATGAATTATCTTCATTAACGCTTTTCTTTGATTTGTTTTTTCCTAATAATATTTTTTCCATTATGGTATCATTTCTAATTGCCTGCGGTAATCATCAAAAGACTCTGTGGTGTATATTCTTATTATTGTTATTTTCGAACTATGTGGATCGGGCTCTAAATGGAAATTCGAAAGTCGTTCCCCGGTTTTATTATGATAATCAGCGTCATAAACGCCTATTACATATCCTGTATTATATTGTAAAGCACCATATAATTCACTATCATGGTACCAATAACCACCGTAAGGACGCATATATCTGCCATCTGGAAGCCTATCATTAGAAATAAGGTTTCCGGTTATGGGGTCACAAATAGCCCATGAAGACCACATGCACCATCCATAGTTACTGTAACCTTTATTGGCATAAATAGGCCAAATTGCATAAGTATTATAATCAGCGCCACGCATGTCAGTTCCATAATGCGTTAAACTTTCAGAATAAGTACCACCGGTAGTATAATATTCCCATGATTTACCCAACTGCCAATCATAGAAAAATTTATTTTTTAAGGGCCTTTCTCTTTCAAAGCCTCTTACTCTATATTCTCCATGCGAAGAATCATATGTTTCATCTTCAGCCCAAGTTTTCCCTGTATAACTCTCAAGCCTTTTATCTTTGTTTGAAATCAAATATTTATCATATTTGCTGCAATAATAATACGCTTTAAATATTTTCTCAACCGCATCGGGATTTAATGAATAATATCTGACGTGCGTATCAGATTCCGGCATGAACGGATAAAGGTTGCCATATTCATCCCTATCGCCAATAAATCTTGTAACAACAGTTTTACTTATTGTGTCACCATAATCGGTTACTGACACATTGTATTCCCCATTACTATTATATCTCCATTCAGTTCCCGGCCCATTATTATCCAATATGTCTATTGGGAATATATCTTCAAGTGAGAAGGAATTTTTAAAACCATCATCATAAATGTCGCCATATTTATCATAAATCGTATTATAATCAAAATTTTCATATTTCCATTTCCATGTATCTTCAGTAGCATTTGAAACTTCAACGCCATTAATTTTAACAGAATTATATTTTCCGTTCTTTTTTATTCCATTTGCTATACCTAAACTTATATTTCTCTTTATTTGATGTTCATCATTATTAAGAAAATCTTCAGTCACAAAAAGAGTTTTAAAATAAAACGGCATATAATAAGAACGGAAAGAAAATCCTTCGTCCACTATTGTGTTCCCACTATCCCTTACATCTAAATCATACCAATAATAGTTTTTATCAGTATTATTTATATACGCAGTATAATAAGGATTAACTAAATCATATTTTTCGTCAAGAACAATTCTCCAATCTTCATCACGGCCATTGTCGTTAAACATACTGGCGTTCTGATTATAAACAACCCATTTTGTTGTGAAAGTATATCCGGTATCTTTTGTCGGCGCAAATAAATGCGGCTGATATATAGGTTTTAAACTTTCAAAAGTTGCGGTTCTGGTTCGTACTGTATTTAACTGTGGTTTCTGTTTTTCTAAGTTTTCTGTAATATTTTCAGTCTCGGCATAAATTGTATAATGCCAATCACGTCTTAAATTCACCATTTCCATTCTAATATCGTCTCCTTCAAGAATACAATTAGATTTACGGAAGAATGTAGCCATTTTATACGAATTTATTACATCTTCTGAAAACTCATTAGCATAAAAAGGCCCACCGTCAAGGAAAGAATAAGTAAATTTCTCAAACTTCTTATAAGTTGATTGTTCGTTGCCCGCAAATATAACATCAAAATCTACTGGCATTATTATGTATGTTTCTCCATACTTAAACCAATTTGAATAGTATGAATCTTCATTACATTTTATTTTAACATATATCTCATAAGTTGCATTTCCTTCCCAAACATAACAACGCTCTAAATCGTGGCTGCAATTACCGCTATAAGTAATTGGAGTTATGCCTGTTATTGGCAAACCAAAATCTGACAAGTTTCCTTCCGCAAAAACATAATGAACTCCATTGGTTATTAATACCGCCGCCACATTAGCGTTATTTCGAAAATCCTCTCCAAATGAAATATACCCTAAATTTTCAACGTCTGTATCACTGATATGTTCAAACCTTTCTTTAGTGAAATATAATTCTGCACTAAAATCAGTGTGCGTAAAGTCTGGTTCTGAAAATTCAGATGGTTTTTCTATCTCAATCTTTATGCTTTTATTTATTGTGTTTAAATTTTCTCCCGCCACTATTAAATTATATTCTTTACTTGTTAATAAACCGGTTATAGCCGTGCTTCCTTCAAAATGTGTAAAAGCAGCCTGCTCATCATCAGTATAGCAAGCGTAATGCGGATTTTCAACATTATCCTCGGTTATTGTTAAAGAGCCATAACTGCCAATTCGTCTAAAAACATTATTTCCACAAACAGGGCAACGGGCAACTACATTATCTGTCAAGCCATCACTTGAGTGTATTTCTCCTGTAACGTTAAGACTTGCTAAAGAAACCACGCTTCTACATCTTTCGTTAGTGCATTCAACGGCCACATCACAAGCGTCAGCATTTGTTATCTCAACTTCTACTTCGGGTATATATTCTTTTAACTCAGGACATACTGCAAAAAAGTCGTGATTAAATCTTTCCATTGCGGTATTTCCGTCTTTAAGCCCAAAGTAAAAATAGAACGAATTTTCATATACAGGCATCGATACTGCAGAACCACGGTCAATGAGGTATTTCTTTCTCATTGCACGCCCATTATCGTTTTCATTATTAATGCCCAATCTAAATTTATAATAATCCCTGCTATTTTCCTCAACAACGCGTTTAAAAGTATTATCACTTAAAGGATTGTTGTATTCCCCGCCTAAATTTTCTTTTAATTCGCCATTAAAACTTAATGGAAATATTGTCACAAAATCATATTCAAGTAAACCTGTTTCTTTATTTCTTTTAGTTTTCAAACTGTTATAATTTAAAGTAGCAAATTCGTTTTTACCTGTATAATCCAGTATTTCATCTTTTGCTACAAGGCCATTTGGAACTGAATAAATAAATTTATACGTATCTCCAAGCCCTTTAACTACGAAAGACTGCCTATGAGAAATCGTCGTGCCAAGTTCACAAAGGCGTGAAAGATTTATGCAAGATTTTATATTTACTTCAGCCGCAAAACAAGAAATACCCAAAAAATGCCCGCCAGGAAAATAAAGGCTACTTAAATTATTACCACCCTGTTCAGGGCCATGAAATCCCCAATCAATACCTGATGTTTCTGTTATAGGTTTAGGATCGTCATAAGGATTTGACTCAAACTCTTCACTGCCTCTAGACCAATTAACTAAACCTTCAAAACTAGATTCATTTTCGAAAACTGTTACGCCTTGATATCCTAAATCTTTATTAGCATTTGTACACTTTTGCCCTCCGCCTTCAACGCCATATAAGAATCCTTCTGCGCCAATATTTGTGCTTGCTAACGCATCAGGCATTTGGTAAGTAGAGGACGGTATCTTTTTAAACGTTTGCGGAATACCTTGCCCATCAATTTCGTTAAGGGAGCCTAATAAGATAATATCTGTTGCAAAAAACAATCTTTTCTTTCCGTCGCGCCATTCACAAGGCTTATAGTAATAGATATTTTGACTTTGCGATGTAGATTCACGATGTACAACGCCGCCGTTACCGCCAAATATCCTTGTATACTCTCTTCCTTTAGCTTTATGGCATTTTTGCTTTTTATTATTTCCTTTAACACAACCAACTTCACTTGCATTTTTTGTAAAAGCGCTTGCATTATCATCATAACTATATGACATTGCACATTGTTGTACCAAACGTCTTGTGTTCGTAAAATTTTCTTCAGAGCAAGCGTTTAACCTCGGATTGATACGTATTAACCCAAAAAGGTAAGAACGTTTTTTACGAATATCAGCGTTCCACCTAGGAGAATATATAGCACCATTAATCCAATCGTTATAAAAATCGAACTGTATGACATTATATTCCATAGCCATATTAAGTTCGGTACACTGTATAAAATATTCTATTGAACGAGTTAAACAAACCTTATCGTCATCACTATTTTCTGCTTCAACACTTTTACTGTCGCTTGCTTTATCTTCACCTTCACGAATATGGCTGAATGTGTTACTGTATATAGCGCTATTTACACAACCCGGTGCAAAATACCATCCTTGTAAATCAGGACAATAGCCATCGCCTAAGAAAAGACAAGAAGCATTTTTCTCAACTTGACTCCTTAATCCGATACTTGTAGAAAATATACCGCAGCTACAATGTACATTTAATTTTGTTAGCCAATTCATTATTTTATTGTAAAATGTAACAATCTTCAATAAAATATGAAATATGGCGCACTGTAACGCAAAAGCAAAGTTAATATCTACTCTTAAATTGTTATAAGGAAGGGGATTATTTCCGCCATTTACATTTACTTCTTTTATTCCTGAGAAACGTTTGTTACGATTATAATTTCCCTGTTGGAATCTCGGAATATATGATTTAACACTATATACTTGATTCCAAAATATATCTTTAAAACTTGTGTCTTTTGTTTTACTTCCAAACACATAATCCACTTCATCTTTATTCTGAGGATTATTTGGCACAAGTGTTTTTGCCGCGTGTGAAAATTCAGTACCGCTTTCAAACTCAGAAAACGCCATCCTAAACCTCACCCTTGCTCTGGTTGCTACACCCTTTTTTGGATCATCCGTTGGAACTATATTACCATACTCATCTGTACAAACATAATCCAAATTTAATGGAATTTGATAACACCACGTTCCATTACCGTCTATAAGTTGATTTCCCTGTACAATTACTTCTTCAATGTCACCGTCCGCTTTTTTACGTATCATCTCGATAGTTCCACTACCAGTGGCTAGTCTATCCATTTTTCCCATACGCTCTGACGGAATACAAGTTTTACTAATAGCGTTTGATTTCTCGTCAGTAAATATGGAACCCATGAAAACGCATGTAGTTTCAAAGGTGTATTGTATCTCAATATCCTTTCTTGTAATAGCAATGTCGCCTTCACTTTTTTCACCCCAAAATGGATATACATAAACATTGGCATTTTGAGAAATGATTTGTGTTAAAGTATCCAAATCAGTGCTTTTCTTGAACATATTTGCGTTTTCAAATTGTGTAACGCTATGTCCCTTATAAATCATGTCACGCGGGCGCTGAGAAAGAATGCCAATATCTGACAAATCAATATCAACATGAATGGTTTGGTCCCCAACAGGAACGCCGAAAATCATGTAATCGCCGGCTTCATTACTTCTTGTCGTATATTTGTAATATTTATCGTAAACCTCAAAAACATTATTATCATCAAGAATAAGTCTCTTACTCGGAAAGGTGCCTACATTACGATGACAGTCTGATAATTGTTCATCGGGTAAAAGGTTATATCTTATGCCGTCATCATTTTTTGTACGCGTATTTCTGTACGGATACAAATATGACATAATCGCATCGGATTGGTCTTCTTCTGTTGCCTTGATGAAAATTGAAATCTTTGCATTTGGAATACCGAAGTTGCCGTTAGCCAAAACGCGGCCGGCCACACAACCATAATCGGCTGTATGAAATTTATATAAATTGTCAGAATCTATTTTTAAACTTAAAACCTCAAACGTTTTATAATCTTGATTGAGGTTAACATTTAAAACATTGTCTTTTCCAACTTCTGTCCTTATTCTGTATGTCCTGTTATTATCCGACATATGTTTCTATATTTTGGTTTTTAAATCTGAAAAATTTACGTATGCTTATAATATTATTGTCGTCACAAAATGCTTTATAAAAAACAAAAAGAAATAAAGCCGGGACTATTGGTATAAGACATATGTATAAAGCAATCTTCTTTAAAAGAAAAGTTAGGCTAAAATTTCTTTTCTTTTTTTGTTTTTCGCCGTATCTACGGTACAGTTCATTTATTTGCTCGTTTGTGGCACAATTACAACTCATCTTTCATTCTTCTTTTTAAATCGGTTAAATAATTTTTCCATCCTAAAAATGTCATAACATGCGGAAGATATTTTAGCGTAAATAATTTGAAATTAGTCATACGCCTTATTCGCCTTAACTTACGCTTTGTAACACCCTTGTTTTTTTCTCCTGATAGTTCTTTTATCAAAAACATTACTATCAAAACCAATATATTAAAAGCAAGACGTATAACTCCCCTACAAAATTTATATAAAATAGTAAAAATTTCTCTTAAAATTTTAAAACTTTGTTTAAAAAATTCTTTCATTATCTCTGTTTAACGTGAACTGTTATTTCGCTGTCAGGATTCTTTATCTCAAACATTGAGTCTGCACTACTGTTAAGGATATAATCCGTAGCGTCTATATCAACGGTACAAACTCGTACACCCTCTAATGTTGCGCTTATTGTATCTGATATTATTGGCTGTGAAATTTTTGAACCGTATTTACCGCCGCCATAGTAGTTATTCACCGTCATATCAACAAGATTTATAACACCATCGACGTCGCTTATATTCTTTTCAATATCCCCAACGAAAATATCTTCTCCTATACCATGTTTTTTGATATCCATATAATCACGTACGGTATTAATTATATCTCGTACAACATCTGTATAAACATAGTTTTTGTCAACAAATACCGTTATCTCAAAGCCAATATTTATGATTTTTCCCGGTTTTATCTCAACGTAATCGTTGAGCATTCTGTATTTTGACAAGTAGTCGCAAACGTTTTCTATCATTGTTGTCGGGAACTTATCACTGAGTTTTCCATCATAGGTTAAGCCAAGAAAATAAAGCATTACCTTGTTATTTTCCTCGATTGCCGAAACCCTGAACGGGCACCCATATCTCGGCGGCATACTAAGAACACGATTTTCATAGTCCTTTAAGGTTACACATCTTTTTTGTGCGCCACTATTATACTTTATTAGGTTCTTCAATTCATCTGCAGTAGGCGCATCTTTTCCTGTTACCGACGGCTGTGGATTCGTCACGGTAATACTGTTTTTTACCTTCGCAATCTCTTCCACACTCGCGCTACTGCACATCTCGCCTATAACGGCATTTAAATATGAAATATTATTAATTGCGCCAGCTGCCACGTTTGAAACGGCACCTCCGCCTACACGATATAATACATACATCGTAACATTTTCAGGTGGTAACTTTCCTAAAAAGTTATTACGCATCATCTTTGAAATCTGATATTTTGCTATATCAGACATGTCTGGAATCTCAGAAGAAGTTCCCGTTTGTTCGCCTGCGCCAAATATGATTTTTAAATAACCATTATCGGTAAACTCTGTTATAAATTTCTGCGTAATGGTTCTCCATTCTCCCCTTGTTACCATCATCACGGGGGTTAAACCGTTATTTAAGCCGCTGTAATAAATCTCAGGTTGCCCTTCTTTAACATCCCCCCATATTGTCTGTTCAGCTAACGAATCTACTTCAAAAAAACGATATGTCTTTACGTTCTCGGTTTCCGCTGACTCATTTTGCATCATAAATTCATTAATTGAAGGATCTGATTCGAAGTCGGCGCCGTCTTTAAAAATAATACTCTCAACATTCATTACGTTTTTATCAGGCAATATTATCTCCATAAACGGAACAATATCCCTTGCCGTAATAACCTGACGATAAATCTTGCTCTCTCCTGCGCTAACCACGGCACGCTTTGTAATCCTATAAGAAACAGGTAAACCTGTATTACCATATATCGGTTCCTCCGTTCTATCAGAATAACCATAGTTGTCAAATTGTGACGCAAAATCAATATCCTCCATCACTTCAAAGATTTGATTTCTTGAAGAAACCTTTGTACCTTTCTTTATCACAGGTAATAAATCTCCTACAGGCACTCCAAGTGTAGCGGGACTATTTTGGCTACTATTTTCAGAATAAGCGGGCACTACACAAGAGAATATTACTTCTGCCATGGCACCTTTTGGACCAGGTGTTTTAAAGCCATTATTTCTTGCTAAATTACGTAATGAACTATCACGCTTTGCAGTTTCTAAATTGGTTTCGCTATAAACCTTGTCAATATAGAAACTTAAATTGTCACCTATTGATGCCATCATGTCTATTAGCCAACTGCCAATAGAAGCATCATTAAAATCAGTAGCTAAATTTGGATAATTAGCCCTGGCGTACTTTATCAGGCTTTCCCTGTAATCGTCAAAATTCTTGTTAAGATATGATAATCTGTTGTTGCTCATCGTTATAATTTGATGACTGTTCTATTATTTTCATACGTCATGCCTTTCTTTACCTTATAATGTAAATCAAGATACAAAGCGTGGTCGTTTTCATTATCTTGCATAACTTCTATGTCTTCAAGTTCGGTATCTTTCACATATTTTCTTACTGCCTCAATGGCTTCTTTTCTTACATCTTCCCAAGTAATGTTATCATTTTGGTCAAATATATACTTTGCAAGCCCAGTACCAAATTCAGGACGTCTTAATCGACTACCCTTTGGCGTAAGTATAACATGTGCAATTTCACTCTCAATCTTTGACTTTAAATCAAGATTCAAATCAAGAAAAAAACCGTTCAAATTATTGTTGGTAAACGGAAATTTTAAACCGAAATATTGTTTTCTTATCGTAGGCATATCTGATATTCCTCTTTAACGATAAATACTTTGTACTTAGTTTTCTATCAATTTAAAAATAAACGAAAAACACATTTTTTCAATAAAAAAGCCGCAAGTAAAACCTGCGGCTGCCTCAACTTCAACTCTCTGCTATTTTAATATTCCTTTTTTCTGTTCGGTTTCCGTCCAACTGCGGAAAGCAATGTTACCTTTGAGATAGGCTTCCTTTTCGAGCCCGATAAGATTTTTATCTTCGGTAATTTTGTCGCCACTGTAACCTGATTTTTTAATGGTGCCCCTTTTCTGTTGCCCCCAGTGAATTAATTCATGTGCGAATGTTCGTAAAATATCTTTCTTGTGCCGTCCATTCGTAAATAATCTAATTGCATTTACATCCGGATCAAAATATCCTGTATAGATAAAAACCCCCTCTTGCTTTTTATTGTCAAGAATAATTGGCGGAAACGGTTTAACAGTATATCCGTGTTTAGCCATAAATTCTGCAAGAGATTTTAAATATGTTTTAAATTCTATATCCATTTGATATAAATACCATATAAAAGAAAAAAGAGCCTTAAAACAGGCTCTTAGTTTCACGAAATTTGTAAGTTATATCCACAGGTTCCTCACCTTGTACAATCTTATAAAGTTTTTGATTGGTGTTCGGATTGTTTAACGGCCCTCGTGACGGTAGATATGGCCCTATCTTGAGATAATCGAGATTGTGCCAATAAAAGTCCTCTACCGCATTTTTGCCTGAATACAATCCTATCTTATACTTGTCACCATACATTTCCCTCATATGAACGATAAGATGCTTTAAGGCATGCTTGTCGTTGCCTTCACCCATGAAACAAATGCAGGTAATGCCGTCGTTTTCGGCTATCATTTCTTCAAGTCTTTCGAAAGTAAGTTCTTCCCCAATATCCTTTCTTAATTCAGGCGAATGGCAACCCTCGCAAAAATTACAACAATTGGTTATATTGATTGCGAGACTTACCTCGTCAGGTATTTCTGGAAAAACTACTTCTGTCTGTAAAAATTTAATCATTGTTTAAAAAATCGTTTTCTGAAATATGCTCGTAAAATCTAGTTTTTTGTTCAATCTGTCTTCCATCAGACCAATTCTTTATCTTGGTAAGATATCCGATGATTCTATCCCAAAGGCTAACATCGGTGCTGCCACAATGCGGGCACTTCTCAAATGGCTGTTTTGCAATAAAGCCGCAATTTTCGCACTGGCAATTGGGAACATTCCAGGTCACGTAGCTACAACCATTCTTAGCCGCATAATTCAATAAATATTTATATTGCGCAGCACTTAAATGACTGTCGGCATTGAGATGCGCGGCTGCACCGCCATCGAGAAAATCGCCAATAAAATTTTTTCCCATAAGCCGTATTTTCTCTAACATACTTGTTTCGTTATTTGGCTTAAACACATAACTTGCATATAGATTAGTATCACTAGGCGTCCAATATCCATCTTCTTTATCCCAATTGTAATTTTTAATAGCCAATGATTCAGCAGGAACTTGTTCTGTATTGAAGGTTTTCTTATGACGGCCTTCAGTAACCTTATGCAATTGATTCTGTTCTTTTATATTTCCAAAAAGTTTTTGGCAGAACTTTGCATATTGTTCATTATCACGGCACTCCAATCCTAAAAATTCTGCAGCCTGATTTAAGCCATTAAGTCCGATTGTTAAATATTGTTTTTCAAGGCTTATAAAACCAGCTTTGTAAACAGGTAAAAGATTGGCGTCATAAACGTCCCACAAAAGTTCGTCGTATGCTGTATGATATTTATAAACTCTGTCAAGAATTTTATTCATATAGTTATTTAAACTATCATAATCAGCATCGGAACCTGTAAATTTGTACTCTGAATTTCTCTCTACACGCCCGTTGAACCAATCTTGAATAATACGGCTAAGATTGAGCGTAATTACTGACTTTGAACCTGTCTGAATGCCTATATTTCCGTTTGTAAAATTGAATTCTTTAGTTTGAAGTTTATTCTTCAAACGGCAGTTATGGGTAATTAAGCCTGAGGGTAAAGTAAAATACGGCTCCTCCTTATCATTGCATTCAATGCAATAAACATCATCGTTATATTCAACTTTTTCAATTGACTTTATTTTGAAAAATATTGAATTGTTTTTCTTAATCCATGAATGTTTCTCATTTTTAACCCTTCTTACGTTAGTTGGAGTATACCATCTTACACAATAGAGCGGATAATTTCTTGTATATTCAATGTCGCGTATAATACATGGCTCATCAGTCCTATCACTAATATCAATAACACACTGTAAACCGAGGGAAGTTATTAAAGCTTCCATGTCTTCAGCAAGTTCCTTGCTTGTAGTATAGCACCTATTAGAATTACCGCCGTCAGTATTATACCATCCGTCAAGTATTCCCCTTCTAAAGTCTACTGATTGTAATAAGCAATTTAAATTAAGCTTTTTATTATAAGCGTAAGTACCTCTCTCCCATAATGTCCATCTCATTATAAATGCAGCAAGGTTCTTTGAAGAAATTCTAACAGGATATACATTATTATACGGCGTATTTAACCCCGCATTGCTTTCTCCGCCAAGTTGCTTATTTGCCTTATTTAAATTTTCCTTCATTATACCGTATTTTTCGGCATTCTGTGAAAAATTAATATCATAAATAGTACCATTTATTTCACCACCAAATGAACCATCGCCTAAAAATGCACCAATAACAAAACCCTGCTCGTAAGTTAAATGTTCATCTATTTCAGGAACTGCATTCAAAACAGCAGTATTAAACATCAGATAATCATCTGTAGTTAGTTTATCTGTTGTCTTCTCGCCATTCATAGTGACATTTATATGGTTGTCTGTCATAAAGAATTCTTTATTATTTTCAGTAACAACCTTATACATTGGACGATTTTCTAATTTTACAGACTTTCCCTTTACCCAGCTGCCATTATGAAAAATCCTAAGATTCTTTTTTTCAGGCTCCCACTTCGTTGAATGCAGTTCTTCAAATGTTGTTAAATGAACGCCGGTAGTTGAAGATTTCCATAAAACTTTTTGATTCTTTGAAAAACAGCATGAACTCAGTGAGTCAACGGTATCGCTGATATAAGTAAAGAAACTATGCCCTCTTGCATATTCTTCACAGACAAAGTTAAACATTTCTTCGTCTTCAAATTTTCCATCTTTAAATAACAATGTAAATGATTCAACGGGGAATGTAAGCAAACATCTAAGTCTTTCCTTATTAAACCATTGCATAAATTCCTTCTGTATCCATTTCAAACTTTCCCAATCCGGTTTGGTGCCATCAGGAAAATAGAAGTTTCCAAACATTCCTTCAAAGAACGGTTTATCAAAATATGAAAAGTTAAGGAAAGCCGATTGATAACCTCTTGCTGCAGCGGGTTGTGAAACGGTGTAAACAATCTGTTGCCAATACTGATGTATTTGCCCACGTATTGTACGTGTACCGTCGCCCAGTTTTACAACGTAAGACGGATCCTCTTTTATATGTTCAAAATAGTCTTGTAACTCTTCATCCGTTAATGGACGACAACTTTCACTAATAATTTCGTCTCGTAATGAATTAAGTTCATCCGAACCGAAATCATGCTCGGCTAATTCCTTTGCATTATTAACCCAATAGTGTGAACTGTTTAAAAGTTTTCTTAAACGTGGCCCAATCTTATAAAAGCTCTCAGGCTCTTTATAGAAATCTTCGCCCCATTCCTTCTTACAGAAATAAGTAAAGTAAAGTAATGCCTCGGATGTAGCTACTGCACCGGCAAACTGCGATGAAACGGCAAAGATAAGATTACAATACATACCACAGTATGAATCTATATTCTTTGGCTCCGCCGACAAACCACCTATATGCTTTAATCCATTTGTTAAAAACGGATACATTGTAAGAGAAACGCAATACGGGGCAATAGCACCGGCAAAAGAAGATTCGTCGTGTTTATATATTATATGATGATTCAAATCTTTGATATAATTTTTTGGATTAAACCCAGGATATAATTCCTTGAGTTTTTCCATTATCATTCGGCGACTGATCTGAATGTTTTCTTCCTTATGGATTTCAGCATTAAGTACGCCAATGTTTTTATTTCCTACGTTAGAGTTATCATCTATAGTAGCATTGGCGGTGTTACTTGCCTTCTTATACTTATTGATATACTTTATCTTATTTTCAGTAAAATGAGCAATTTCAACTTTTTTATCCTTATCTTCCTTGTATGCCTTTAAAAGTTTTTCATCGCGTTCAGAAAATCTTTCCTCTAATTGCTTTCTTATTGAAGAACAGAGTATGCCGTCATATATGTAAAGACTATCAACTATTTCTTTTACACAATCGCTATTACATTCTATTTCAGCGCTTTTAAAAACCTTTTTAACTATCGCATTAAGTTTTCTTTTACTATACTCCTCGAGTGACCCGTCACTTTTTCTTACGTTCATAATTTTGTTTTTAAATCTCTTTATTTTTCGTTCACGTGAAAATAAATAGAAACCATAATTTCAAAAAAGTATCTAAATTTTTAAGGTAAAAAACACTATTTTTTCAAGGTATTACTACTCAAAGTTTTACCTCAAGATTTTTCACCTTTTTTAAGGTTAAAGTTTGCACGCCCTTTTTTTGCGCTCTCATGTATGAGTGCCAACTCACGTTCTTGGGCGTGTTCGTTATATTGCATAGCATCATCAAATTCATCAACTTCATCACTTTCAATAGTGCAAGTGCCATTGTTAAATACTATACCGTTAAGAGTAACACCTGCCGAGCCGCTCCTGTTCTTAAGCACTGATAATGTGGCTCTTTGATTATGAATATCATCCACAGAACGTGTAATACTAATAACAACCTGTGCAATCTGATTTTTTGAAATTGAGCCTCCAATTTTGTCATTTGTTACGAGTTCGGTTGTGATACTGTCACGATTTCCCTGAACTGGAATCCACATAGCAATATCAAGTTCAGCAGCCATTGTCTCGAACTTTCGCATCGTCCTACTTTCCCTTTCGGTAATATCAGATTTAGATGTACCGTGTTCGGGCGCAACGCAACCAAAATAGTCAACGACAACCATATCAGGCTTGAAGCCTTCATTGATTTTCTTTTTGATTTCTTCTTTAATGTCGGTAGCTGTCTTTTCACCTGACGGTAAACGTAAAATGACAATATTATTATTAATCATTTCACTTTCAGGCGAATTTTTCAATATTTCACGAACTTTATCGGTTGTTTCCTTACTTTCATTAATTTTACTGGTTTCAACCTGTGAAATTTTTGAAAAATATTTGCGGTGTATGTCGCGATGTGTATCCTCAAAGATTATTTGAAGAACTTTAAATCCTTCATTGAGGTTTGCAGCACATCTATATGTGGCAGCATTAGCAGCCATACAGGTAGTCATTGATGTTTTGCCGAATCCCATGGATCCAATAATAATACCAACCTTACCCTTGTCTATACCACCACCAAGACAATCGTCAAGACGCTTGATGCCTGTTGGAATCGTAACAACGTGTTCCTTTGATAAGTCTTCTTCAACAGATTGTAATGGGTGCGACGAATCGTCGGAATGCCGTGTTGACGACATTACTTTACCTATTTGTTCGTAGATTTCAGAATATTTTTCATCGTTTGCTTTTTCTACGGCTGTAATGAGTTCAGCGGCAAGTTTACCCATTTCTTGCTGTTTAAAAAAAGCCTCAGCTTTATCCTCTACCCACTCAATACCTTCAGTAGAAACTTTTCTTAATTTGTTAACTGCCTCCCTAAACGTATTAAGTTCATCCTCGCTATGGGATTTATCCCGGAGTATGCTATCTAATAAGTCATACCCCGGTACACTCCCATATTCAGCGTAATAATCTTTCATCACGCCCACAATCGTCCTCAAATGAGAATGTGTGAACATGTTCTGATCAATTATTAAATGGATGTCTTCGAAGAATTTAGGACGCAGGATAAACGCATTTACAAGTTTTTCCTGAAAACTTCCTCCGAGAAACCCGAAATTATCTCTCTTTTCCATATTTCGGGATTTTTAAGCCTTTTTGTAATAAGCCTCTGTCTTTTTACGATATTTCTTTTCTAAACGTCTTACGGTATCACGATAGGTACCAAAGCTACTGGCGGGATAACCGTAATCAGCGCTTACTGTCGCATATTCTCCACCAACAACCGCAACGTTTTCAATAACGAGATTATAAGTATACTCGTCAGGTTCCATGGTACTGCAGATATTACATATCTTACGTATAATTTGAGGAATTATATTGCCCTGCGAAGCAATAAATCTATCGATAAGGAACTCTTCCATTGGTGCATAAACATTGTCACCTGAATAACGATTGGAAGAATTTGACAAATCAATGTTTGTCCTTACAAATTTGGGATATACTTTTCCATCCCATGAATAACTACTAACTTCGTTTCCACTATCAAGGAAAGCAAACTTTAAAACGCACGGAGCGTCATCTTCTGACTTTGTTACTGGCTTTCCGTAGGGTTCCATCTTACTGCCATTCCACACAAAAGTCTCACCTGTGTTATCAAGTACAGCAAAAGATGGTACTTCGAGTCTAAATGTGGGACGTGCCTCCCATTTGCGCATTTGCGCTTCGTCATTAAAATGTTGTGGTTCAGTATACCACGCATAAATGTTGGATTTAGCCTTCAAATCATCCTTTATGAGTTTTACGCACTCATAAATTGTGCTTCTTAGTTCATTAGAACCCAACGACGCATCTTTGAAGCGATTGATGTGGAAATATCGCTGACAAACGATAAATCCGTTAATGGTTAATACAAATTCAAATCTCTCTTTTTTAAGTTGGCTGTTTTCAGCCGCAGTTTTTTCTGCCATTTTTAATTTATTAAAAGGTTAAACAATAAAATCGTATCAAGTTTTAACAATTATACAAAAAATTTTTAATCTTTCTGACTTTCAGTAAATCTTTTTTTCTCTTTTTCTTCCAAACGCTTGAATGGAGCAAAGAAACTAGTGAATCTGTTGTCACTGTCGAACTCTTCTATCTTGTCTGCAAGAATCATCTTGTAAAGATTTGTGTATGACCGGCCCGTAGGATCAATAGGAGCATACATCATACCTTCCATAGTCTCACGGGCATTGTCTGACAGCATGGGGTGTTTCAAATTGATTAACTTGTCGTTGATGACGTAATAATCACCGTCATATTTCTTATTGCCGACGCCATTTATTATGTTCTCATGTAATTTTAAGGGCTTTTTCTTCTCAGTTTTACGCTCTGTAATAAGATCAGCTGCCCTTTTCTTTACATCTTCAACCGTTACTTCCTGTTTTTTAGCCTCGGGCATCATTTTAAAGAAGCCTTCCTCTGATAACCCGGTAATATTTGATATATTATCACTTACATCACCACAAAATATCTTCTTTACGCATACATTTTTATAAAAATACCCATATTTCTGAGTAAAATTCTTCGTAGTGACGAAATCTTTGTCTGTAAGACTGTATATGATAATGTCTTCCGCCAATAATTGTGTTAAATCCATATCAGAAGTTACGATAACTATCTTTTCGTTCTCCTTCTTATACTGACAGTAGTACGCTATTTGATCGTCGCCCTCGGTAACGTCGTCAATATTCCACCTAATGTATAATTCTTCGAAATATTTGAGCAAAATATCACGTTCACGGATGAAATTTTCGTCAATAAAGACATCCCAATCACTTTTTTCCTTCTTTACAAGCGGTTTTCCTGTCTTTTTATTAAAAATAGCGCGTTGCATAGCGCGTAAGTTAGCATTATAGAGTTTCATATAGTCGGATTCGCCATAATCCTCGTATTTTTTGTCTCTATTTGCTTTATAGCCGTGGTAAAGTTTCCAACGGAGCCATCCAGAGTATTCGTCATCAAAAAAACAGTAAACATAATCAAAATCCTTCTTTTGCATCATCATTCTGACTTGCAAAAGAAACTGAAATACACCGCCGTAATGGACTCCTTCGGAGTTGCGCTTATCATCCGCCATGGCATGAAATAAAAGCGCGTTACCGTCAAGTAAAAGGGTATAAATCGGCTCTTCTTTGACTAATTCAGGGCGTTCCTCCTGTATTTTTTTTCTAATTGGCTGTGACATGTTTCAAACATACAAATATTTATTGAAAAAATCCGAAATTATGAAAACAGTTCTTTTATTCATATTAACTTTTGTCTGGCAACTCCCTCAAAACATAGTTGCTCTACTCATGATGCCTTTTTTAGGTAAACTCAAAATCATTTCTTTTAAAAAACTCTGTTTTGCCATTGAAGGTGCCAATATGAAGGGTGGAATTTCACTCGGTAATTTTGCTTTTCTCAGTCCAAGACTCTCAAAAGACGTTCCTTCTGTTGCTCATGAACAAGAAGGACATACTCATGACAGTAAACTATTCGGACCACTGTATCTTTTGATAATTGGACTACCTTCAATACTACATGCATGGCTTTATGATAGAGAAAGAACGTGCTACTACGACTTTTGGACGGAAAGACGCGCTAACCGCTTTGCAAATTTAGAAGTAAAAAGAAC